GGCAGGGAAAGTTAAGTTTCTTAAACTTTCGATCCTGGCAGGCCAGTCGCTTATAATCTTCTAAGAAAATTTCTGTTGGTTTACAAGCAAAGAAATTTGAGTCCCAAATAGTAGGGTAATTTCTTTTACGCGAAACACTTACACATGGTTTTCTTGTTCTCGAGAAAGGCTAATACGAAGGTTTACACACACATATATAAAGCAATTACTTACAGAAATATTTACAAGAAAGGAATTGTTTATATGATGTTTCGAAACACTTACTCGCTTTGCTTTCTATCTAATATTAACGCTCAAAAAGATAATTCGAATGGAGTTAATCTTGCCACTAGTGACTAAATAGAAGTTCCTGGTATGGTTATGTGATTACCTAAACCTATCTTTAGGAAATTGTTCACATAATTAAATGTAACCACAGCTGTTTGAAGCACTTACCATGTCGAACCGATTAACTGATAAACTGTGTCTACATTGGTAGTTTGAAATGCTCCAGTGACAGCGTCTTTAACTATGCAATTATTTGACACATCCAAAAGTGATAATATGGACGCAAATGATGCAACAGTTGCTGGAGTTTCGATACCACTAATGTAAGCCCTTAGTTCGTACAAAAAGGATTGTGGTTTTTCTCCTTGATATTTATAATATTCTTGAGATCCATCTATTTATACTGCTGAATTTATTGGTGATGTTACATGATTATTTAAAAACTCATTTGCTACTAATCTTCTGCCATACTAAGTAGAAGTTGGTATCACTGGGTTGGTGAATTTGGTCTAAAAACTATATGTCAACAGTGGACTTTCTAAAATGGGCTAAGGTATCTTGAGTTTAATAACATACTCAACATACAAAGCACCTACTGATAGATTTCCAGATCCGTCTGTCACATAGTGTAATGTTCCTAAATCATAATCTTACACGGCAGTGTTTGGGGGCAATCCAAATTCTCTAGTATAAAAGTTAGATCTATTTGATCTTACATTTTATGGATTGAATTTCAAGTTTAAATTGTCCCAGATTTTTCCTGCAACACAACCTTACATTTACATGATCTAAGTAGCATCAGTAAAAAGATTGTTGTCCGAAGAATCATAATCTATTGCCATATAAATTACTCCGGCATCTGTGGCCGGTCTAGTTGAAATGAATTAGAAATTTAGACTAATAAATTCATACATCTCGAAATTGATTGCTATTGAGCTCAACCAAGGGAAGCTAGAGATTAATCCTGGTTATATCTTAAATAATCCTTAAGAAAAAGCACTACCGCTCACCTTTGTTATCAATTCCCTATGCTTAATTGTGGTTCCGTTTAATAACAAATTATTTTTAAAATTGAAACTGTTAGATATACCAACAGTTTTAGGCCTCAAAGCCATCATCTGATTATTCTTTGATTAATTTTGGAATCGCTATTTGTTACTCTTTGGCATTTTAACAACTTTTGCTCTATTGTTTCCTTTGTTCTTTTTACCGTTCATTTAATTCTAGTTACTCATATATAAACCTGGCCAGTATTTATATATGAATAATTAGACTTACTAACTCAGATCGTCAATAATAGTTTCTCCCATTATTTGATCCTGAGATTAGTGTAACCTTGACATGGCCCTTCTGTGGGAATGTTCAAGTCAACAGTATCCAATTTAAACATTTCAATAACATCTTCGATATCCTGAGGAGATCGGCCATATAGTTTAAGGTCTAATGTTACCAATGCTTCCTTGTCGAATTAGAACTCTTAATCATTCTGTACGCTATCGAGTCTGTAACTTTAGGAGATTTTCCATTTCCTAAATTCAGACTTGAAGTTATTCTCAACTTAAACGTCTATCTTAGACTCTTCTAATTCTAGGTCTTGTTGTTTTAAGTTTCTAAGTACCCAATTGAAATAGGCACCAATATCAGGATGCCTTAATAGTGCGTTTTTGTCACCAATTTATATAGCTTCTACATACTCGATCTTTTATTTGATAGTTTTGCACCAAGATGGACAATTTTATAATTGTAAAATCAATCTTCCAGGATTTCTCAACAATAATGTGGATCTATGTGATTAAAATATTTGATCATCACTCTTTTTGATTATTGGTGTTGGCAATTTCTGCAAGAATTTGGCTGAATCATAACCTTTAGTAACGGTTACCTTGACAATAAATCCCAAATTAGCATAATGTTACACAATATCAGCTTTAACAGGTAAAATATTAGTCATGAAAATATTATCATCTCCCATCATCATTGCTTCTGAAGTGTTTTGAGAATCTTGAAAAATTGGTAGCATTGATGTAGCTACACAATTAATTATAGAATTTCCTATCGAAGTATTAGGATCACCCGATTTCCTTTAATATTGCATGGGCCAAGTTACTGTATCAACTTGACCTCCAAGTTTTTTCCTAATAGTTGCTTTAATCTTTGTCGAATATTAACGCTTAAGCATAATTCTCATTAATTCTATTTCTTGATGATCCATCAGAAGGGCTCCTTCTGAGTCTTTGGGGGAATTGGTTTCAATATGATCCAATATGCCCATAAGTTATTTCAATTCCATCTCGAAATGACATTTTTGTTATGTAGAATCATACGATGTGAAGTCTGTCTCTACACAATAAAGATAATTCTCTCCTCCAGGTCCAAACATATCGGCATACATTTGACCTATTTCGAAGTCATTCAAACCACCTACATAGTTAGTTCGATTGATTTTCATCAATTATTTCAACACAGGGGTTGCATTTTTGATAAACTTTTATTACGCTAGGGTTACCACATGGTGGGGTTAATTCATAACTAATCTTGCTGAATTGTCGTCCCTTTTACCATCTTGTATTTTGGGCAACCATTCATCTTTTATGAAAACCTCCCTATCCATATCCTTCTTATCCGCGACCATTTAACTAATAATTTGAGGATTCTCCTTAATTTAGTCTCTAGCTCTAGAGTACTTTGTGTATTTCCTTTTATCTTTTTTGTAACTTTATACTATCTAATCATAGTTTAGGGTAGTCAAATGTTCGGAAATTTTGAGACCTTCAAGTCCAACACCTAAAGTAAGTTGAACCTTAGGTTCGGGGGCCTTAACACAAATTCTATTAGCTATTGATTAAATTACGGATCCTGGTAATGTCGTATCGGAATTAATCTTCATGGTTTCATTTATGATTGGTCCTAGTGGTAATCTACGCTGAAGTTTTGATTCTTCTTGATGAATTTCTTCTAGCTTACTATATAAGTTTTTCAAATCCTCGGGGCCATTAATCTATTTGATTTCACCATCAATATTAGACTTAATACCTTGTGGGATTGAGGAGAAAGAAATCTTTTCAACAATTACAGGTTTATTGGGTTTTACTTATTCTTCTCTTTCGTTTTCGTATTGGATTTGCTCGAAAACTACTCTATTTTATAGACTTTATTATTCGGATAAAACATCACGCTACTTATCTATTTTCTCCTACTTTAAGAGATTATCGTTGTGGGTATCTTTGATGTTCATTGAGCTTGGACCGAACAAATATTCTTTCAATCTGGTCAATAAGGTGCGATTATGATCCTTATGCTATTCAATAAAAGATGTAACTTCAGTAGTAAATGCATTTCGTTTAAGTACATTTTCTATGACTTGTACAGTTATAAATTATTGAACACTGCTTATGTCTTCACAGTCATCTAAGTTCTTGAAAATCTTATAGAAAGTTCTGATATCATTCACATGGTTTCCAAACTATTTAGATTTAACAGTTGAGAATTCATTATCTCCTTCGACTACTGTACAATAGTAATTTAACTTTTATTCCACTATGTGCTCAACTTTAGACACAGCTTTAGAAGTTAATTACCCATTATTTTGATACAAATAATCTTCTGTTATTGTTGAAATCAATTTACATGGTATTGATACAGGCAATTAGGAATTCTTAGTCATGAGTCTGAGACTAAATCCGTTTGCATTCTTTATTTTCCAAGACACCGTGGAAGGTTCATATTTTGATATATTGGGACCATAAACGCCAAAATAATAAGTTTAACCGCAAAGGTTAAAAGTGTAACTGTTGGTACGTGAGGAATCGGAAGATATAAAAGGTTATAAGGAAAATTTATAAACTCTTTAAAATTCAAGATTTCTCAACTCTTACAAAGTGTAAGTTTCATCACCATCGCTAAGAACTAGAACACATCTCTTTCTAGTTGTTAGGCTTAATGTTTTATGAAACTATTGAAGTTTTAACTTAGTATAATTAGTCAACTTCTCGAAACTAGTGTTATTAACATAAACCCTATTTTCGTTAATCAATTGGGTAATTCCGAGACATAAACCGTACTTCTCGAATAATTACTCTTCTGTATATTTCAACAGGCGGATCTGCTGGCTCTCTTCATGATAGAAAGCGCACTAGTCCTATTTCTAGAACAGATTATAAGCGACGTGCTTGCAAATGTGAACTTCCTAGCTCTCTGTGGTAACAGCGAAACTGGGCCGAACACAAACTGAACCGTTAGTCTTTGAAACTTAACTGTTACTGTCTTTGTTTTTGCTTGTTATAACCTAAAC